TGTTCCCAATCCGAATCCCTCATTGGATGCAATATTCATTGTTACGTCTGTAATATTGTATAGAAAATTCATATGTTTATTATCAAGTTTACCACCACTAAACACTATATTACAATCTGGTGCCAACTCCTCAATTAATGCAGGTAAATCTGTACCATTTTCATCTACTGGAGAAGTATGCATTATATAACCAACTTTATCTCGTTTATCCTCTGGTAATTGATCCCAAAAATGTTTAAATGCTAAAACACAATCTCCTGGCATCTTTCTACGAATATTTCTATTCACATACAATAATGAAAATTCAATTGGTTTACCTTTGAAAATGTCATTTCTGAATTTATTCATTTCCAAACGTTCTTTTTCTTCTGTAATTATATAGAAATCTTTTTCATTTATACCATGTGGACTATAAGTACAATCCCACTCTGTTCTTGGTTTATCTTCACAAACATTTCTAACAATATTAACTGTTTGTTTAGATATATTCATAATCAAATCACAAGATTCATAGAATGGTTGATTCCATCTTGGATAAGGTAAATCATCCCAAATATTGTAATAGAATATTGGTATTTCTTGTCGTACCTCATGTTCCATTTCATATAACCATCTCCAAAATCTTGGGTCTGTATAATGTAGTATTGCATCAGGTTTTTCTGATTTAATCAAGAATCTAAGAAGTTCTTGATCACCATAACCATCTACTGGAAATATTTTCAAAGATGCATCTTTTACACCAGTTTCTTTACGAACTGATTCATTCATATCTACGACCTGACCCTTTTCGGGATGTTTTATTGCTCCTGCAACCTGTACCCAATCATACTTATCTAATGTTCCAAGTACAAATTCTCTTGACATTGTACCTACACCAGATGACATTCTCAAATCATCTGATAATAGTAATATCTTTTTCTTCTTTCTAACTTCACTTACTGATTTTAACTTCGGTAATTTGATATCCGCCATTATAATAAAACCTTTATCTTAATATTGTTAAATAACTAAAATTTACTGCCACTTTGATGTAATTTGTCATAATTCAAAATCTTATTTTTAAATTTTTCATCATAAACAAACATATTCAAAGTCCTATTTACTAACTTCTGTAACGAAAATTCGTCATCTATTGTCTTATTCTTGAACTTTTTATATAGTTCAGTAATTACTTTTACCGAAGTCAATTTAACTTCGTTCATAATATAACTCCATTTATATACATATATAAATATATATTCAATCAATAATAATTGATTTTTTATTCATTTTTTCTGCATATTGTAAAGTGGATAATGTTCCACTTGTTATTTTGTTCGGGTTTGAAACAAATGCAACTATTCTATCTGAATACTCTGCAATCTGTTTATTTCTCTTGAAATAGTTTGATACATAGTACTTTTTCCCATAATTATACTTGGGTTTAACACAATGCATATTATGTGAATAATGTTGTGGTGGAAATTCACTATAATTTACGTCAAGTTCTAGTGCAAATTTCTTTGCATAACCATCACTTCCGTCTTTTTGACCACCACTTACTATTTCTAATTCATCATTAAATTTTTCTTTTAATTGATATATAAAATCTTTTACTTTTTTTGAATTCGTATAACTACGAGAGCCTATAATTGCTACCTTCATCATCATTTCTCTTCTGTTTTTTCTCCTGTTGGTTTGTTACAAATTTGTAAACAGTTAATAACTTATCTAAACCAGATATAATTTGTTCTGGTTTGTGATATTGATAACTAAATCTAACGTAATGTGGATTTTTATCATCAATTGATCTAAAATCCCACCAAATAAATTCATTCGAGTTATCAAAAAACTTTGTTCTAATTATAGTTTTATAACTAACACCACCTAATGATTCCCACTTATCTATAAAATTTTTCATTTGTTTTGGACTTACTTTATCCTTTTCACCATCATACCAAAAATAAATTGGAAATGGGTGTGATCCAACTGAACCTAAGTGAGATAATCTTTCATAAACTTCTTCTTCAAATGGTTTACCTACAAAATCAGATAACTTCATTCGTATTGTACTATTTACATATTGTTGCATTACATTTTCCTATCACAATGTTGTGGTAAATCTTTAAACTCACACCACTTACAATTTTTTTGAGATACTATTTTTCTATAATTTTTATTGATATAATTACCCTCACCATCAAAACCATCTGAAAGAAATTCATTTAGATTATTGATAACTCTGTTGATACTTGGTTTTCCACTTGCAGGTGAAAATGCTTGTAAACGTTTTTGAGGATAATCAAAGTTTTCATATAATTTTCTCTTCAATATTAAATATTCAATATCTATTTTATCGATAGGAATTTTTTTCTCTCGTGAAAAAAAGTATTTATACAACAACAATTGATTAGTTTTATTCTTATCGGCTTTCATATACTTATTCCAACCCATAGTAGAAGTCTTGATATCTATAATCTTGATACGACCTGTAGTTTTATTATGAATAACCACATCCATATAACCTCGAAAATTAATATTATTTTCAAGTTTTTCATTCAATCCAATTTCTATACCAACTAAACTGGTATTTTTCTTTGGAAAATGACCTGATTTATGTTTTATAAATTCATCTATGATATTACAACCATCCATAAAAAACGATTTCATATCTTCTAAAGTAATATCCAATTCTTCTGTTGAATTCTCTACTGCCCTTTTATAATTAGTTTCCATACGATATTGTAAAATATCATACATTGGTAATGAATCGGCTTCCTTTATTGTTCTTTCATAATAACAAACTAAATATGCCTGAATAGTTTCATGCACTGAAGTTCCAAACAAAGTGAATATATTATCTGTAAATACACCAAGTTCATCTATATAATTCAATTTCCATTTATGTGGGCATTGTGTCCACATAGATAATTGACTATAACTTACTTTCCCCATTTTCCATTCTTTACTATTGTTGCCATAATTCCATAATTAGATACATCTAAATACGCATCTACTATGGTCTCACCTTCTACTGCGTTTTGTTTACCACTCATTAATAGATTCTTTAATCTCTGAATCTTATCATTCATCCTAAACCATAATCCTGTTAAGGATAGATGAACTTCTTCTGGTGTTTGTAATTGTGTTCCAACTGAAATATTGCCTGGGCCATAATCATGTTGCTTGTGAAGAAATAACTCATATTGTTCTTTTTGAATTTTCTTGAACTCTTTGGTCATTTCTGGCCACTCTTTTTCCATCTGTTCTATAACATCATAACTACTCTCACGACCTTGTGCGTGAGCTTGTTCATCAATATCTTCAGCGTACTCTTCGAGTGTTTTAGATTCTTTTATAACTTTCATTTCATCTCCTGTATATTTTTTTGAGTTGTTTATCATCAACTCCATACTTCATAATAATACTTGTAACTTGTTCTTTTGTTAATAATTCTAAATATTCTTCTACTTCACGAGAACTACATTCAAAATAATCTTGTAAGTGTTCCATTGCCCACTTCTCTACTTTAGATTTCTTCTTTGATTTTGTGTATCTGAGAAATGTTCTACCTTTTGGTAGAATATCTATGTAGAATTGATAAACAGTCTTGGGTTTTAGTTCCCAATATCTTTGAATTTCATTTGCAACCTCTATCCAATCAGTTTTCATACTAATAAATCTATGTATCATATAATTACTCCAAGTCTTTTTATCTGACTCTGTAATAGTATCCCAATACATAGGATTTTGTACATTAGTAAGTTGTTTTATGTGATCAAACAGACTCTTCAATTCCACTACCCTTTAACATAGTTTTTGGAACTCGTCCACAATTACCACAACTATAAACTTCAATCGGAATCAACGCTTCCTCACCCGTAGGTGATACAATAGCCGACAATCTTTTGATGATTGTAGACGAGATAAACAAATAATTAGAACAATGTTCACATTTCATTGTTTCTGCATTTGATAAATCTACTTGTACTTTTTGTTCTCCTGGTTTCTGTGGTTTCTGTAAGGGTTTCATTGGTTTTGTACTCATTTTATAACTCCTATTATTTCAGTAAACATTGCCATAATATTAATCTCTTTATCAACAACTATGGCATCTGATTGTTGATACTTACTTAGAATCAAAATACATTCGGCTATATGTCCTTTACCCCAGTCATCTACGGTATCAAACATCAACCTAAACAAATCACTAAAGTCTGTAACTTTTGAATCTGCTAATAATTGACGAATGTTTTTGAATGAATTCTTTTTATCTTGTTTCTCTAAAATTTCTAATACTTGTAGTTTATAATCATTTTGTATAATAGTATTTTTATCTATTACAAGTTCATTATTTACTACTTGTCGTTGTGCCCCATTTATAACTCGTCTGATATCAGGATATCCACCATTTACTATCGTTACAATATTATCTAACTCATATTCTATAAGTTCATTATCTAATATATTTGATAAATGTTGTGCAACTTGTTTTCTATCTGGTGGAATAATCTGAAATGATTGACATCTTGATTGGATAGGGTCTATGATTCTCTCTACATAATTACAAGTCAATATAAAACGACAATTCTTACTAAATGTTTCCATAAGATTACGAAGAGCTGCTTGTGCGTTAGGTGTAATGTAATCACACTCATCTAAAATTATAACTTTCATCTCTTGGAATCCAAGTGTTGATGCAAAGTTCTTCACTTTATCACGAACTACCTCTACACTATTCTCATCAGATGCATTAATATATAAATAATCACAATCTATATTATTAACCAGCAATTTAGCGAGAGTGGTCTTACCTGTACCAGCCCTTCCGTATAGTAGAAGATGTGGCAAGTCTCCACTCTCAAGGTATAGTGATACTTTACTTTTGAGATGTTCATTCCCAATATAAGTATCCATTGTGGTAGGCCGATATTTTTCCACCCATAAAGAGTGTTTTATTTCATTCATTTACTTTTTCCCATTTGTCATTTGAATCTAATTTAAATGCTCCTATAAATATTTGATCCCATTGGTCTGGTTCTATCAAACTCAACCATAACTTACCATTCTCTCGTTGATACAAATAATAAGTTTCCCCTTTGATTGGTTCAAATTTAAATTCAGATTCATATACTAATTTATTATATTGATAACTCTCCATCATTTGTAGATACTCATTACGAATCTCTTTATAACGAGCCTCAAAATAGTGATTAGTCTTTAAAACCTTCTCAACTTTCCAAGTTTCTACATCTGTAGATTTTATTGCTGGTGCTCCAACATTACTCCCATAAGGAAGTATTCCTGGATTGTCAGCTACATTATCTGGTTTCTTTTTCTTTTTACTCATATAAAATAACAATATATTATCAATATTATTATCCAAACAACTATACTACTCCACTTAGGAAGTAAATCTTTCCAATCAATCATAACTTCTTCCATATCCATATTGGTTCACAAAATGTTTTGTTTTGTGTATCTAAAGTTTTTTGTAATGATTCATCAGTATAATCAAGTGATTTGGCAGTTCCAGCTCCACCACTATTTGGTCGTTTAGCCATTTCCATTCCAATACAACCTTGATATTCTGAATCACCGAATGTTGATAAGAAATCATTCATAGGATTACAAATCTCTAACCACTTACCCGAATAAACATCTGATATGTTCACTAATAAATATCCACCACTTCTCACAGAATACCATAATTTTTTAATAGTTTTCTGTAAAAACTTTACATTCCAATCATCTATTTCTTTATAACGAACCCAACTTTGAGTATCATCATAACTATATCGTTCTACTGAAAAATATGGTGGTGAAGTAAATACTGTATCAAATATTTCTGTATATCCATCATACTCAACATCTTCAGCAGGTTTACATATAAAAACACTATCTTTATCTACTTCAAATAAACTACTATGTTTTGTATAAAATTCTTTTTGTTCTTGATAGATAGAATGATTTTCTTTTCGTGGGTCTATTCCAACATAAAACAATCCTGTTTCACTTGCATAGAATCCAGCCAATCTATCACCCCAACCTGCACTAAAATCTAATATATTTTTACTATCTAACTTATCATATAATACTTTTGCCACATTAGGTTTGAACTGTGCACATATATACTTTCTCAATCCAATCATAGTTCTCAATACACTACGATTTATCTTTGGTACTTTCAATGAGTATGCCGAACCCATCAAACTCGTCATAAACTTTTCATTGTTCCAAGTCCTTTCTGGACCTGGACTTACTGAACCATCTACTGACCAACGATTCTTTTGTTGAAAATAATTACTTGCATCATTACCAGTATTAATTCTTCGAAAGTATTGTTGTTTACCTTCAAATTTTAAATCATATCTATACTGAGTACCTTCACGTGCAAACCATTCACCCTCAACTAAAATTTCATTATGTCTCATACCCTTTAACTTTTGTAAAGCATTATAAGCATCTTTCTCTGAAATTTGAGCATAAGGAATCTCATAAGTCATTGCAACTTTTGCAAGACTTTCCTTCACATCTTCCTTATCAAAAGTTCTTTGAATATATGTCCACTCTTCTTCATCAATAGAAAGATATGGTCTTTGATTTAGAAACTTATCAAAGTAGTCTAAATACATTAACTAACTTGTTGAGTTGCTACCAAATAATATTCTGATTCGAAATCATCTATTTCAAAGTTCAATTTTATCAAACCTTTATCAGAAACTTTCATACTTACACTTTCACACTCTTTATTTGCTTGTAAAATGTTTGAAAACATTCCTGCATGAAAACTAACAGGTGGAATTTCCTTGAAAGTATCTACCTTAACTGGAATAGTAACTCTATTAGTACCAACATTACTAAAACCAATAACAATATTTACTTCATCATTTTGTGCGATAACTGTAAATGTATCGGTTTCACTCAATGCACCTGCTCCTGCAATGAAAGTATTTATAAAATACTTATCAAGTTTTATATTCAAATCCCATTCGT